AGGGCGCTAACTGCGCCCTTATTTTATTGTGTATCTCTTATGTACTTCTGATAGTCTTTGAGTCCTATGTATAAGTCTATCAAGTTGGTTTTGTGGATGCCTTTCTCTTCAGGCGTAAATACTCTATCTGCATCAATTATATCAAGAGCTTCATCAAAAGACAAACCTTCATATCCGTGTTTACTTCTTATTTCTGCCCATCCTAAGTCAGCAAATTTTCTTTCTTGTCTACCCATAGCTTTTAACTCGCCACGCATAAAAGATTCATAGTCTTGTGCCGCTTCGGGTAGTTGTGACATTCTTTGTAATGTGTCCTTAGCATCTGCTCTAGCTACTCTAACCTCTGCTTTCAAGAACTCTCTGAGTCTTACTTGCTTTTCTTGATCGTTAGATTCTGCATATCTAGGTGACATCATAAACAGACTAGCTTTAGCTGCTAAATTACCTTGTAGTTTTTGTTGTGTGAACAGTTCTAGAGCTTGGTTCTTTTCCATGTAGGGATTGTATATCTTAAACGGATCTATCTGCAGCCTAGTCATCTCACGTTGTAATTCATTCTTTGGTGGTCTACCTACAAAACCAGTAAGTTGTTTTACCATAGGGTCAAGTATCCTGATAGGACCATTACCAAATACATCAAAGCGTATAGCATCCTGTCTCATGTTATTAGCATCAGCATCTTTTGTGTACTGAGTCTGATAGTATGTACGTGTGGATGTGTTAGCAAACTCTAGATACTTAGCTAGTGTCTCAGGAGCTATCTTTATTCCTAGACCTTTCTCTAAACCTTCAGACATTTTATCACTATCAAAGTCTGGTAGATGTCTTGTGATTCTCTGTATGGTAGACATGGTAAAGTCCATACCCATAAACTCTACAACAGATACGGTAGCATCTCTTGTCTCAGGTAAGTAGGATGAACGTGGATCAAACTGACCATAGAAGTCTTTCAGCACTGCAGCAGGATATGTGTAAGAACTAAAGTAATCACCTATCTGATTTGTAAGAGGCTCCCAGTTACCACTTTCTGCAGCACGTATTATATTATCAGCAAGCCCAACGCCAGGTCTAAACTCTGTGCCACCTAGTATCTTTGTTAGATCTTTAGATGCCTCTGACAAAGGTTTGACAGGTAAACCCTCCATCATTCTAGCATAATAATCTGCTACGTATACTTGTGCAGACGCAGGACCAAGAGCAGCCTGTGCATTGTATACTCTACCGTCCTCACCTTCTCCCTCAAACCACTCAAGACCTCTGTGTATCTTATCTTTACTTATGCTGTAGAGTCCACCAAATGTCATAGCACCTGTCATAAACTTAGCGGTTTCTTGGGTGGTAGGTTTTACACCATCAAGCAGTGGTCTTCTCAATAAGGTTAGACCTGTGTAATCCGATACAAACTTAGCTTGAGAAGCTAGGTATCTAGGAAAAGGTATAACAACAGTTAAGCCTGTGTTATGTATAAACCTAACTAAATTTCCTACACCTTTGTTTAACTGACTAGCATCCTTACCACCAAATCTACGTTGAAATGTAAAGGCTAGTGATTCATCTATGGCTGCATCAAGTATATCTTCAGGTAGCTGATCTGCTGTACCTTTCTCCAACATATCCATTACACTATTACCAATACTTTTATGTAAGTCTTTTCTTTGCCTTAACGCTCTATCTATATTGCCAGTAATGATAGCACGTTTAACTACAAAGTCAGACATAGTATTTAGTGTGTTAGCAGCAGCACCTAGCTTGGTTAGCTTACTATCTTTAACAACGTTAGCTTCTACGATAGCTGCATCAAAGAATACTTTTTGAAACTTCTCTGGTGATTGTCCTTGTAGCATAGTTACAAGTGCATCAGCTACATAGTTATCTTTGGTTAGATATTTTAAATTGGATACTGATCCTTTGAACTCAGGCATACCAGACTTACCACTTACAGTCTTAAGCACACTAGCATTTAGCTGATCAATGATGTCTATACCTGTCATAGCTACAGAGAATATGTTGTTACGCATTGTTGTAGCAGGTTGGGATGTCATAAACAAACGCCTAGCATTCTCTACATCTTTAAAGGTACGCCAGATAATGTTACGATTGTCACGAGTAGCTTTAGCTATAACTGCTAAATCTTCTGCTTTTGCAGGAGCCATACCTGCCTCAAATAGTTCGTCTACCTTTTTAGATAGATTGGCTAAGTCTTCTCTTCTTGCCCTTTTAGACAGACCACTTTGTATTCCTAATATCTTAGCAGCTTGTGACACCTCAGCAGCATAGGTTGCGGATAGTTGCCTTGGTGTAAGACCATAGGACTCTGCTACTTGAAAGAATGAATCTTTGTTCTTGCCTATGTTGTCTGCTAGTATTTCAGTTATACGTATATTAGGGTCACTTAGATTTACACCAAGTCTTTCAGCTAAGTCATAGGATGCAGCAGATAACCTTTGTACTGTCTCTAGGCTGAGGCCACCTATTAATCCATCAGGCATGTCTTCACTAAGTAGATACTTTTTAACTAAGTTACCTTCACGTACAAGACTAGGGTCAATAGACTGAAGAACTCTTTTGGTAGCACCTTCCATGTTAGCAGACTTTTTGCTGTCTTTAAGTGCATCCTCTGCTCTTTTTCTAGCTATTGCGGCACTAGCTTTGATCCTGTCTTCATTAGCTTTCCTGCCCATATCAATAGTATCAGCTAGTTTCTTAGCACCTTTGTGTTGTGTGTATGCAGGTATTCCATAACCTGCTGCACCCATGCCAAAACCCAACGCACCGCTTAATGCAACTGCGCCCTTACTACCCTCGTAGTCTACACCTACTTCAGGTGCTATACTTTCTCTAATCTTCTGATTGCCGTACTCTTGACCTGCAGCTACAACACCATCTGCCATACCTGCCATTAAGCTACGCTTGATAGCTTTCTTGCCTAGCTCTCTGAGTGCAAGTAACGATGCAGCCTTTGTACCTTGTATTGCAGCAGCACCAGTACCTGCAGAAGCAAATCCTGCCAAGATAGATCCGTATGTACTAGGTGCACTACCGCCACCCTTAACGTAATCAAAGAATGCCTCACCACCTCTGTCAAACAAACCTTCACCTTTTGAATTATCAAAGGCAAACATCAGCCTACCAAAGGATTGTTTCTCAGACATGTCTACACTATCATCTTTCATGTAGTACACATCTTTAGCCATAGTGACTTCGTTACTAATTTGATAACGAAAGTGTTCTAAGACTTCAGATACAACATCGTCACCTGACATCTTGCTAATATCTTCATCTGTGTAACCCTTTCTGTTAGACTTTAGAAAGGTTATACTATCCTTGAGGAAGTCAGCGTTTGTTACTAAGTCAGATACTTTTTTATCCTGCATACTCTCAGCAGTATAATACGAAAAAGCGTTAGACATTATCTATCCTTGTTCTTGTAAGACCTGCATAAGACCATCTGTTATTTCGTCTGTTGTTAAGCTAGATGATATATCTAGTCTTGCATCATTGTCAGCAAACCATGCAGCTATACCTGTCTTGATGTCTTCTCTATCTTCGTAGTCAACCTCTTCTTCTTCAAGGTATTCTATGACGCTACGGAACTCTTGCTCAATAAAGTCTTGAGATGTTTGTATTTTAGTGTCTTTAGGAGCTTGTTTCTCTGGTGCTTTAAATGCATCACTACCTGCAAAGTACAAGTTTAACCTGTTCTCTGGTAAGCCTTTTTCTTTACGCTCTTTGCGAGACATCTCATTCCACTCTGCACGAGTGTAGTTAGACATGCTATCTCTGAGACTATCAGCAGCCTCTATATTACGTAGAGCTACCTGCCCTGCATTACCTGCTACAAAACCTGCTGCGTTAAGCTCTGGTAATTGCTCAGACAATTTAGGTGTATCATCAGGTAATTGATACTGTTGTAGACCACCTTGTTCAGCCATCTTAATTATTGCCTGTTCTACTGAAGGAGATATTTCTAGACTAGGTTGTACTACTGTTTTTTGCTCCCCATCAGCAGTGTCTACAGTATAGCTACGACTTTCTATAGCCTCTTTCAGATCGTTTTTAAAGAAGCCCATTTCTGTTTCATTTGTGGGTATAGTAATGTTAGCATCCTGTACAAGAATCTCAGCAATCTTCTCAGCCTGTTCTTCTACAGATAAATCATCTAAGTTAAGAGCATTTACTTTATTTATTGCTGCATCTATAAAAGGTGCACCACCTTCTGCTTCAGAAGTTTCTAATTGCTGTAATATCATTCTAGCAACCTCTGTATCATTAGAGGGGTCTAGGTTGTTTATCTGTTCTTGTATATATGGAGGTGCATTAAAGTAACTATCTCTTAATTGTAAATCATCTATGGACTTCAGTATAAGTGGTCCTTCACCTAAAGGTGTCTCTATAGTTTCTGTTGTCTTAGTTTTAGTAACACCTATTTCCTCCATTGAGTCAGCGTCATCAACAGAAGTAGTAGTCGTAGTAGCACCTATTTCTTCCATTGGGTCACTATCATCTACATCAACAATAGTTTTCTCAAGATCGTCAGTAATAACTATAGGTGTCGTTTCTTTCTTTTCTAGATCTTCTTCACGCTCTAATACTTTACCTGCTATAATATCTTGAATGTCTTCAGTACTTAACTGACCATTCTTAGCTTTAATAATACCAATAGCAGCTTGATTGTTCACACTTCTAATAAAGCTATCTAACTGTGCTTCTGTTTGTATAATAGAAGTGATGTCTTGTAAAACACCCTTACGGAAAGAGTCTAAACCCATGTCTGTACCTCTAAACGCAAGTACTATTTCTTTCTCTAACCGTTGCATTGCTGTACCACCATTATTTACTTTGGCTTTTAGTAATGCTTTATCTTGACCTTTACTAGCGGTATAGTTCATATAATCAGTTGGGTTAGTTAAGTCACGTTTGAATACATTATTAGACAACTGGCTTGAAAAGAAGTTATTTGTAGTTCTACCAGTAGCTTCAGTGTAATCGTATGTTGGTCCTGCACCTCTTGTTACACCACCGTATATATCTTCTGGTGCAAATCCTGCTGCCTCTAACTCAAGAAGCTGTGCATAAGTCATACCACCTGGACCTTTGATAGACTCCATTCTTTCCATTGCTTGCATCTGTGGGTCAAATGCCATAGCTGCACGAATAAAGCTACGAGACTTAGCACTCTCACTTTTTGGATTAGCTTCTTTAGCTGCCTCATTATAGTGTAAACCCATCAATCTCTCAACACCTTCAGCTATATTCGCATCTTCAGGAAACTCTAGATCACCTGACATGTTTACAAATGCCATTACATCTGTAGCATCGTAGCCAATACCTACATTAGCTTTTAACTTATTGTTGTTTGCGTCTAAAGTTGCTTCTAGTCTAGGTAGATCTGAACCGTATGCTTCTGCTAAAGCTAAAGCCTGTCCTTTGCTAAGACCATATCTACTTCTTATTGATTCAGCAGACTTTGTTACTGTGTTAGCTATTTGTTTATTCTTTGTATATTTACCCTTAGCTACACGAGCGTTAGCTAAATTCTCTTCTATTAAACGATCAAGAGTCTTCTTACGTTGTTCAACGTTTTCACTTAGTTGCTCACCAAAACCTGCCCATAACCCTGCCATGTTACTAACCTCTTGCCATTAGGCCACGTTGCATCTGTGGCTCTTGTGTTTCTTCTACAGGCTCTTCGGGAGCTTCCTGCATTGTTTCGTAGTCCTCTTCAGCTTTGTCTAGCACACCTAATGCTTCCATAGCCATGTCATAACCTGCATCCCTTTCCTCTTGAGGTGTGTCAGATAATGCTTCACTTACCCTAGCCCTGATAGCTTGACGCTCTCTAGCTTGCTTTTCTACATCAGGCTCGTCTAATCCTTCTACAAAGTTTACACCTGCCTCTTGAGCTATAGACTTTATATGCTCGTGCATAAATGGTGCAATAATAAGGCTGATATCTATTGTGTGCCACCCTGCAGCAACACTAGCTGTAAGAATACTTTCTGCTAATGCATTTACTGGAAAGCCTAGATCAAGTAGATCAATCATGTTGTCAACAACTTCAGGGTCATTAAACTTACTCATGTGCATAGCAATGGCTTCTTCAGGATCAGTTATCTCTGGTGGATTCTCCCAAGGATAGTTCTTAGGTTCATCTGTCAATGATTGACCTGGGATAGGCGCTTTTAGTAATTCCATTTTATATGTACCTTATTTTGTAAATCCTGCGCCAAAGTATAGTCCAACTATGGCTGATACGATGTGTGTGTCTAGTGGTGTGATTACAAAACCTTGAGCCATCTTCCACTTGATAGCTTCATCTGGTCCAAACAACCAACTCATAAAGCCACCAGTTGCTTCTGTGTATCCTACAAACACACTGACTTCAGGATACCATACAGCAACTAGCTTTGGCAATACAATAATAGCGAACACAGCAGATAAAGCTATAAGCCTACGTGTCCATGCAAAGTGTGAATCATTCTTACCTGCATTCCTTGCATCAGCTACAGCATTACGTTGAAACTCTGCACGTTGCATTAGCATTTCGTTTTGCAACTGGCGGTTCTTCATTGACTGACCCCAGATAGACATTACTCCACCTAGCACAGTGGAGAAGAGCATTGTGATTAGTTCTAGTGGTAATCCAAACATTATTGTTGCCTATTCGTTATAGCTATCTTAGGTTTAATTAATTTATATATTGATTGTAAATCAGAATACGAAGTACTTGCACCTTGATCATACGTGTCCTCACCTGATACTTTAGTTATGGAAGCCCATATTTTTGCTATGCTATTATGAAAGTCTTCTTCTGTTTTTTTACCTACTGCAAAGGAGTCATAGCCTGTTTCTTTTAAGGCAAGTCTAGCTATCTTTTCTTGTATCTCTGGAGTAAATACTGTATCGGGTGTTAGATCTAACTTCTCTGCCCATGAATCTTCCATAGGTTTTTCTGGAGTACCAGACCCAAATAAAGACTTTTTCAATATTTGGTATTTACCGACTGCACTAGTTCCTAATTCAGTTCCTGGCACTTTACCTTTAGTTGCATTTATAAGTTTTACTTGGTAGTTATAAAGTTCTTTCAATGTCATTTCTGATACATTTTTATCAGGCACAACATACTCGCCATATGCATATACCATATCGTACTCGTTAGTACTCATGCCACGATCTTTTTGTGCTAAAAGTGCTTCAGGGGTAGCACCCTCTGCAAAAGCAATTTTATTTAATAGTACTTGTTTAGGATTTCCTACTTTTCCATAGGTTGACTGCACCTCTGGGGCAGTACTACTATCAGTGACATCACTAGAAGTATCAATAGATTCTGCATCTGTAGGTTCCTCCTTTTTAATTTCAGGCACGTATAAATCTGTATCATCAAATGACTCTCCAAGCCGATCTTCAGGTAATTCAGGTGTCTCTTGATCTTCTGGTAAAGTACGTTTACTTATGGTTGAATTAGTTAACCCTACCACTGATGCTAGTGCATCTTCAACACTTTTGGATACAGCAGACGCTACTTGCCCTCTAGTCTCTCCTGCTGACTCTCTTGCTTTACTCATCACACCTTTGCTTGTAGTTAAAAACTTTTCACGAGCTTCATCCGCATCATCTACGCCTGTTATTTCTTTAATTATATTCTGTATTGCTGTTTTATTTATTATGCTATCCATTAGACTAACCACTTCTTAATTACAGCATCTACTGCTATAGCTGCTAGTTTACCTTTACCTACATTATCTGCTACCTCAGCCTGTGCATCTGCTGTAAGTTTTGCTACTGCAATACTGTTGGCTCTGTCTGCAGCACTCTCAGAAGCAGCGAATGCAAAACTCATAATGTCTCGCTCTCTTTGCCATATCTGATCCATGTTAGATGCAGTAAGGGCATTGATAGTTTTAGCAAAGTCCATGTTGCTTTGGTTCTGTGTAGCTGTGTTTACGGTAGCTATGCTTTGTCTCCATGCTGCATTAGACTGTGCTATCACTAGTCCGTTCTGTGCATTAAAGATGTCACGCTGTTGTTGTAGCTCTGAGTTAAACTCACGCAATGCATTGACACTATTGACGTTGAACTGATCCATAGCATTCTGTTGTGTAGCATTAAACTGTGAAGTTTGGTTAGATAGGTTAGCAAAGAACTGATCAGTCTGGTTTTCACTCGTAGCGTTAAACTGTGCAGCAGCATTAGTAGCAGCTTGGTCTGTAAACAGAGCCTGTATGTTTTGTTGTGATTTAAATACAGCAGTCTGTTGTTCATTAGACAGGTTAGCCATGTCCATCTGTAAAAAGTTAGATGCATTCTGTACAGCAGCCTGTTGTCTGTTTGATAGGTTAGCCATGTCTAGTTGTGACAACGCAGCAGCCTCAGCCATTATTATTGCCTGTGAGTTAGATAGGTTAGACAATTCCATAGTGTTTGCTGCACGAGAGTCTTCTAAAGCTATCTGTTGTTCAGCCGTGAATTTCATATTAGCAATGTCACCTATACGTGCAGAATTAGCTACACGAGCTTGGAATGCTTGATCAAATTCCATGCCCATGAATGTAGCACGTTGCTGTGCTATGAGCATTTGTCTTTGCTGTCTGTTAGATAGGTTAGTCATCTCAAACTGTGCTACAACTTGTGCATCCATCTGAGCGATAGGTAATGCTGCTTCCATCGCAGCTTGTATGACAGCTTGACCTGCAAGACTAGACGCACCAAGACCACGAGCAGAGAGTGTAGCCATTGCGGTACGCATAGATCCTGCAGCCCAAGCAGGTGTCTCACCACCCTCAAAGTCAGCCATCAATGTTTCTAGCTGACCTGCAACTGTTGCCTGTTTAGTTGGTGTAGCTTCTGCAGCGTTTACTGCTTCAGTGAATGCAGCAGCAGTTTGTGCATTAGCGACACCAGATATTATTTCACTTTCACCTGATACAGGATCTGTTTCTAACTTTCTAGCTGTAGGACTATCTACTTTTATAGCGTTACCTTGAGCAGCTTCCATACCTGTAATGGATGTACCTACTTGCTGTTGTGCAATAATCTGTTGTGTAGGTGTACTTGTAGCAGCTTTTAGCTTTGCAGCTTCTGTAGCTACTTGAGGTGCAACACTAGTAACACCTGCAAGATTTGCAGCAGGGGCAGTTGGTAACACAGCTTGTTGTACATTACCTACTGTAGCAGCTTCAGCGAAGGGAGCTATCGGTGCAGTCATCCCTGCATCTACTGGAATAAACTCACCTGCTGTAGGTTGCATCATAGCTGTAGTAGCTTGCATGGGTTGCATCGTTTGTTGTACAGCCCTCTTCTGCATCTCAGCTAAGTCTGCTGATGTAAAGTTTGCAGGTACGGTAGTGTCACCACCTTCGTCAAAAGCTCTTACTGCACCACCTTGATTAAACTTCTGTATGTACCCACCTATAGCCAAGCCTTTAGCTTTTGCAGCAGGGTTAGCTTCTTCAAACTTAGCGTGACCCTCTCGTGTCTTATGACCATTGTAACCCATTTTACGATATATACGGTCTTTACCTTCTAGAGACATAGTTTCCATCAACCCACCTTCTGCAGCACCTGTAGTAGCTTCTTTCTTAGAAAATCCTGGCGGTACATACGTAGTAGGTTGACCATTAAATTCAGTGATCATTATTTGTTGACCCAACTCATTGCCATATGGCACAGTCTGATAGCCTTGAAATACTGCAGGATAAGCTGCACCTGTTCCTGGCTGAGTCGTTACAAGGGTAGGTGCAACCGCACCTTGTGTACCTGCGTATTGTGTTTTGTAAGATACTTGAGATGGTACTGCAGACGTGCCACCTGTTTGTGTAGTTGTTGCAACTGTGCCTGGACCTGATCCTGCTGTTGGTACTACATTCTGATACGTAACTGGTGCTACTTGCTGCATTACTGTTTGAGATTCATCAGGATTAACAATAGGCACACCACCTGCAGGTACTTGTTGCACAGTTGTTGGAGGTGTTACAGCATCAAAAGCGCCACCTGCTACTGCAGGGTCTACAGTCTGCATGTAGTCACCTGCTGTTAAGCCTGTTGTACCTGCACCGTCACTACCGTCAGTGCCATCACTACCTTCTGTAATATCATCTATTGGAATATTGTCAACATCTAAAACATTTATAGCAGACTTATTTATGTTTATAAGTTCATCAGCTAGAGCTTTAACTCTACGTATCTCTTCAGATGTTTTACCTTGTGTACTTGAAATAGTCGCTATACTATTTCCTGAAGCATCAGTTAAGTCTACGAAAGAAGCCTTGTCTCTTTGAAAAAGTCCTCCTCCACCAGATGTTACATCAGCATCAGTATACCCTATAGCTTCTGTAGTACTTGCAGCAGCTTCTGCAGCTTGTTTAAAACCTGCAAATTCTTGATTAACTTTAGATATGTTTTTATTTATTCTAGCCGAAATAGATTTCTTTTTACCTCTACTCTTTTTATCTATGCCTCTAGTTTTATGAAAAAGTAATTCCTCTGTTGATTTTGTACCATCTTCATTAGTGGTTATTTTAACAACACCATTACCCATATGGCTTGCTCTAGCTTCATACACCGTTCCATCAGGAGCAGTGAATGAATCCACTACAGATACATTGTTTCCGTACACACCTTCAGGGTCAATATACGCTAAATTATCTACTGCTGCCATATCCTATTCCTTATTTACCCATTGTCATCCATACCGCACCTGCAATAAATGTCAGGACTCCAACGGTAGCTAACTTTACTACTGTAGACCATATAGACCTACGTGTATCTCTCCACGCTTCTATTAAGTTACGCATTTCTAATATATCTTTTTGTGCATCATCATCAAGTAGCCCAATAGAACGCAGTGCCTCTTTAGCACCACGACTAGCTGCATTGTCTAGCATCTCTTCTAGTTCTTCTGGAGTAAGTTTGATGTCACTCATAGTTAAACATATAAATCCTTATTTGCCTATGTCTTTACTAATAATTCTGTTGCAGAGATAGCAGTCCCTGCCAGTACACTTGGGCTATCCGCTGTTGTGCTTATCGTTCCGTCATTCTGTACAAAGTATTGTTGTCCTGTGGTGAGAGAATTTTGATTATCAACTACAGAGCCTATAATATCTACTGATGCGTTGCCGCCATCAGCAATATTTGCTCTAGTTGTGTTATCATAAGCGAGTTGAACTACTTGTGCCATGCCATTGTCACTTCCAGTAGTATCTATATATGAAAGAACAACCTTATTATTAGTGCTATCAAATGCTACAGCAGGATTTATAGTGGCTCCTTCAACATCCATAACCACTGTTTCTGAGCCAAACGAAATGCTTGTTCCGCTAACTGTGCCAATAATAATAGTTGGTCTATTGCTGTTAGCAGTATCGTTAAAAAGAACCAATATTTTTCCTGCATTAGAGTCATAAATTGCACGTATGAATCTAGAGTTTCCTGCGTTAAAAACAACCGCACTACCGAAGCTAATAGAAGTTCCGCTTACTGTTCCTACCTTCGCTGTACCATGATCGCTATTATTAGCATCTCTATAAAAAATAACTGTTTTATTGTTAGCACTGTCGTAAACAGGACTGAAAAAATCTGCGCTTGCAGAGGTAAACGATACAGTGGAACCAAAGCTAATAGAAGTACCTGATACAGTACCAACAACGGCTCTACCTTCTATTGACGTACCAAAGTCTCTATAAGCAATAACAACTTTATTGGCAGTGCTATCAAAACTTATGCCCTGAAATTCTGTGGCTTGAGAATCAAAAACAACAGGTGTTCCAAAACTAATGTCTGTGCCTGATATTGTCCCAACGGCAGCAGTGCCATAATCAGAATTATCATCATCTTCGTAAGCAACAACAACTTTATTTGAATTGCTGTCAAAAGTTGATACAATGTATTTTGTTTTGCCTGACTCAAAAGCTGCTTTAGTGCCAAAAGATATAGACGTACCACTTACAGTCCCTACAATAGCTGTACCAGTTCTATCGTCTGTGCTTGGATTGTTTGTGTCTGTGTAGAAAATAACAACCTTGTTTGCATTGCTATCAAAAACGCAATCCATTTCATCGCCAGTAATTTCACTATCTTGAAAAGTTACTTCAGAACCAAAGCTTATAGAATTATTTGCAGCGTCTACTGTCCCAACTATAGCTTTACCTTTATTTGAATCAGCACCATCGCTAAAAGCTATTACAACTTTACCTGTGCTAGAGTCAAAAGCTGCGGCAAAACCAGTTGTAGAGCCTGAGTTCATAGTTACTGATGTGCCTACAGCTTGAGTGGCAATATCGTATGTTACATCTCCTGGTGACATACCAATGTAGTTTTCTGATGTGAGGTTTTTTACATCTCCTCCACCTGTGTATACTAGAGACTTACCTTTGTCTGAATCACCTGCATCCGAATAAGCTATAACAGTTCTATTGGCTGTTGATACATGAACATTATTAACCTCACCAGTAGTAATACTAGCATCAACTGCGAAAGCTGATCCATGTGTAAAGGCTGAAGTTGTTACAGAACTCGTAAACATATTCAAAGCACCACCATTATCTTTAGTGGAAATTGTGACTTTATTTATGCTAGTATTAAAAGAAGCACCTATCCGTGTTACTTGTGCAGCACTATAAAAAGTAGACTGTCCTGTAAAGGAAATACTTGTTCCTGACACTGAACCTATAGTAGCTTTGCCTTTGTCATTATCACCACCATCAGCATAGAATATAAGAACTCTATTTATATTAGGATCATTAACTACTTTAGTAAGTATTGTCGCTCCACTTTCAAACTCCGTTGCAGAACCAAAACTTATAGAAGTCCCAGAAACAGTTGCAACTTTTGCATTTCCTGCTGTCAAAACATATCCTATTACGTGCTTATTATTTGCAACATCATAGGCTATGTCTACATAACTAGTGCTTGCACTACTAAATGTGGCAGGAGAGCCAAAACTAATACTTGTACCACTTACTGTACCAACTATAGCCTTACCATAATTGCTGTCACCATTATCTCTAAAAGCAATAACAACTTTATTAGCAGAGGTGTCAAAAGACATACCCATACTATTATTAGTGTTTCCACTTTCAAAAACTACAGCCGTGCCAAAGCTTATAGAAGTACCAGAAACCGTTCCTACAATAGCAGTTCCTGCATTACTATTTCCAGTATCCCTATAACCTACAACCACTTTATTATTTGAGCTATCAAAAACAGCCGCTATGTTATCTGAATTGGCACTTTCAAATACAACAGGAGTGCCAAAAGAAATTGAGTCACCACTAACAGTTCCTACAACAGCAGTTCCAAAATCGCTGTTTCCTGCATCTCTGTAAAATATAACAACTCTGTCATTAGCACTATCGTATACGATCTCTTGGTCATGCGTTCCTCCTGCCTCATATTGAACAATACTACCTGCAGCTTCAGTTAATGTAGTCGTACTTACAACACTCACAGTCCCATCAGAGTTGACAACAACTGGCTTACCACTGGACAACGTGCCACTGGCTACCGCTTTAAACTCACCACTTTCTTCAGTACCTATACGTTTTAGCATAGTTACCCTTTCACTATTAATTCTGTTGCTGACACAGCCGTTCCTGCAAAGACGCTAGGATCAGCAGCCGTTGTACCTAGTGTGCCATTAGTCTGAACGTAGTAGCTTTGACCTGCCGTTAGCCCTGAGAGGTTGTCGGCTATTGCACCTTGAGTATCTATGATAGCCCCTGCACCAGAAGCCGCACCGCTACGAGCTATGCCTATGTAGTTTTCTGAAGTAAGGTTGGTTGAAGCTAATTGTAAGACTGCTGCTTTAAGTTTATTATTAGTAAAATCACCATAAGGTATAACAAATTTATTATTAGCACTATCATATGCCATTTCAGATAAGGGCGTTGATGATGCGTCATCGGCATCAACATCCTCTATGACAACCTCACTACCAAAACTAACAGATGTACCAGATACAGTTGCAGATACAAAAGTTTTACGATCAGAATTGGCATCATCAGTAAAACTAACTATAAAATTACCACTGCCATCAGATGTAACACTAGGGGCTAACGTAGCTGCATTGTTAAATGTCGCAATACTTCCAAAACTAACACTTGTACCACTTAGGGTTCCAACAACTGCTTTACCTTTACTAGAGTCATCACTATCAATATAAACTATTAAAAACTTATCTAAGGTAGCGTCATAATCAATTCGTAATATTGAATCTACTGCAACACTGCCTATGTCAGCCACCGTACCATGAGACACACTTGTGCCTGAAATCGTTGAAACTACAACTTGACCCTTGCCCGATTGATCATTATCTTTATATATTACAACAAACTTGTTAGCTGAAGTTGAAAAAGCCATATCAGGTCTAAGTATATTTCCATCAGTATCTGTTCTTATATTTGTTTCACTACCTGCAGAAACAGATGTGCCACTTACAGTAAGCACTCTAGCTCTTGGCAAACTTCTCATATAAGCAACTAAAAATTTATTAGAGTTGCTATCAAATCCTATCTGGGTTCTACTTACAGAACTGCTTTGCCAAACAGTAGCAGTGCCAAAACTTATAGAGGTTCCAGACACAGTTCCTACAATTGCAGTACCATAACTAGAGTTGTCTTTGTCTTTATAAACGAGTAAAACTTTATCTTCGTTTGTATCGTATGCCATAGTCAAGTCATCCATACCATTTGAGTTGTCGGCTTGGAATTTTGTTATGCTACCAAAACTTATATCTGTGCCACTAACAGTTCCAACAACTGCTGCACCGTAATACGATGATGTATCTCTATGATAGGCAATAACAACTTTACCTGAATCGGGATCATAAATTGCTTGCATTTGCATTAGGTTAGAATCAGTTGAAATCTGTGTAGGTGTACCTGCTGCATCATCGTTACCAGAGACAACACTTACAGTTCCATTAGTATTTACAACAACAGGTTTACCATTAGGCAACGTACCACTAGCTACAGCGTGTTCCTGTCTTGGTAAATTCTGATCGTTGCCTATGACACGTAGCATTATTGTTACTCTCCGTCATCCTCTGAAGGATCTACCCAAGCAGGATTAGCTGACCACGTTGTGCCATCTAACTTATACTTGTTGCCTGTCCAGTCGCTTGGTGCGTTGGTCACGTTCTCAGTAATAGTCGTATTGCCACTATTAAGATCAGCGATAATAAACTGAGCAGGATCTCCCACTGTGATATTATCTGACGTTGCTGTGATTTTTACGTCATCTGCAAGTAGATATTTACATAACTTAGTTGATGTCTCTACGATAGTTTTCATTCTTTAACCTTTCACTATTAATTCCGTAGCTGATATAGCAGTCCCTGCTGTTACGGAGGGACTTCCTGCTGATGTTCCAAGTGTGCCGTCTGCTTGCACAAAGTAAGTTTGCCCTGCTGTAAGGCTACTTTGGTTTCTGTCTATTGTGTTAGCTGTGTTTATTGATGCACTTTGAGTAGTTGCAAATGCACCATCTGAAAAACCTATAAAGTTCTCTGAGGTGATGTTGCCCGAAAGTGGGGTAAAAGAAACGGCTGTTCCATACTCACTGTTACCATTATCTTTAAAAACTATAAGATTTTTATTTACATTACTGTCAAACGATATAGCAGTATAACCTGTAGCTGCCCCTGCGGTAAATTCCGTTGGTGTATCTGCAACAACAGTTGTACCAGAAACTGTTAAAGGAAACGCATAACCACGATTTGAATAACTACCACTGACTGTGCGTGGATATACAACAATAACTTTCTTAGCATTAGTATCATATATCACATTACCATGCGAACTTTCTCCATAGTCTCCTGTATTATCAAATGCAACAGGAGTGCCAAAGCTAATACTTGTGCCAGAAACAGTACCAACAACAGCGGTTCCTCGTTTAAAGTCCGTTTCGCCAGAAGTTTCGTGGTTTTGTCTATATGCAATAACTACTTTACCAGTATCACTGTCAAACGCTAAACCAGAGTCGCTTATAGCACCTGATTCAAATTCAACCTCTGATCCAAAGCTAATACCTGTTCCACTTACTGTTCCAACAACAGCCATACCATTGGCAGAACCGTCTTCTCCATCTCCGTAAGAAATAACTGTTCTGTTGTTAGTGCTATCATAACAAGGTCTAGTCTTTGTTGTAGTGCCACTGTTAAAAACAACAGCAGTTCCAAATGAAATAGACGTACCAGACACCGTACCAACTATTGCAGTTCCGTAACTACTATTACCATAATCTCTATAAGAAATAACAACTTTTTCTGCTGTGCTATCAAAAGAAATACCCATTTCATTACTATTGTTGTTATTAAATTCTGTAGCACTGCCCCAAGTTACTGTAGTTCCTGATAGAGAACCGACCATTGCATAGCCATGATTGCTGTCATTAGCATTTCTAACGGCAACAACAATTCTATTGTTTGTGCTATCAAAGGCAGAAGCAATATCTTGATGATTTCCCGAAAGAGCAACCGCATCAGTTCCAAAAGTAACACCACCATCTGATGCTACAGTTGCAACTACATATCTCATATTAGAACTATGACCATAAACAATTATATGTTTATTGTTAGAACTATCAAAAACAGTAGTATTATAAACAGAATTTAATGCATTAAAAGCACCTTCTGTTCCCAAGCTTGCAGTCGTTTGAGTAACTTCACTAACAGTCCCATCTGTATTTACACAAACAGGTTTACCATTAGTCAAAGCACCAGAAGCTACCGCCCTGACCTGACCATCTTTAGCAATGTTACCGAAAGATTTCATTAAGCGTCATCAATCTCTTCATATGAACAAACAGCAGATAAATCCCCTGCTGCACTAGCTTGTATCTTGAGTATGTCACCTTCTACTAGGTATAGCCCCATATTCTTGTCTATGGGAAGCAGTGAACTACCTGCTGCTACTGTAATGCTTTTAGCTATGTAATAGTCTGCACTTGATCGTGTAATCCACACAGATATATCAGCAGCGTTAGTACCATCTATGTTAGCTATAACTAACGAATTAATCTTAAGTAACTTATTTGAAGCAGCCGTTAGTAAACTTACCGCACTTGCGGCAACATCAGCATCTACTGCTGTATTAGCATAAATACTGCTTACTGCTACTACATTTGGATTTGCCATTTAAAAACTCCTTTATTATCCAAATACCATTGCCATAGCAATTGCTTTACCAGTTGTTGCTTTAGCGTCTAATTGGGTTTGTACTGCAGAGGTTACACCATCTACATAATTTAATTCAGTGGCTGTCGCTGTAACTCCGTCAAGAATATTAAGCTCTGCTGCTGTAGATGTTACACCATCAAGAATATTAAGCTCTGCTGCTGTAGATGTTACTGCTACTCCACCTATTTGTAAAGCAGTTGATGCGTTTATAGTAGGTGAAGTTAACGTTCCTGTAAAAGTAGGGCTTGCTAGTAAGGCAACTGTACCTGTAGCATCTGGAAATGTAATAGTTCTATCTGCAGTAGGGTTAGTAACTGTTAGAACAGTTTCGTAATCGTTTGCACTAGACCCTTCTATAGTAATACCTGCGTCACTTAAATATAAACCGCTTACTGTAGGGCTTGTAATTGTTTTGTTTGTTAATGTTTTTGTTGTTTGTGCATAGTACGTATCAAGTAAATCTACATCAAAATACTTTAATCCAGTAGCTGAATTATCGTACATAAGTATTGCATCATTGTTTGCTACTGCTGTAGAAGTGTCAGGACTAATTGCTGATACATCTGCTACAGTATTAAGCTCTGCACCTGTGGCGTTAAGACCTGTTACATTATTAGCAGCCGCATTTACAGCTTGGATACGAGCTTCTACTGATTGTTGTGTAGGAACTAATGTTGCACTATTAGATGACATATCATCTTCATCAACAAAGCCTGTAATAGTTATAGTTCCGTCTGACAAGCTACCATAAGTTACAGTGCCTGTTGTGGTAATAGCACTTGAACCATTGTTTATAGCACCAAATCCACTTGAGATGCTGCCACTATTCAATGCACCTACTGTAGTTACATTACTGAGAGTATCTAAAGATGTCTCCATATATGTTTCAAAATCAGTAAGGGCTACCTGCTTCATAGTCCCTGCATCATTAACCACAACTCTATCTGCATCTGCAAGTGTAGTAGATGTAGCAGAAGTGTCACCATCCATGATGTTTAACTCTTCAGGTGTAGCACTAATTTGAGTTGTACTTACTGCAGCTAGTACAGGAATAGTACCACTTTGGTTAGGGAGGTTAATTGTACGATCTGCTGTAGGATCTACAATAGTAAGTGTAGTTTCGTAGTCATCAGCAGTAGCACCCTCAAATACCACAGCATTCTGTGCATTCATAGTAACAGTATCTACAACTGTGGTAGTACCACCTACAGTCAAGTTGCCTGTTATTGTAAAGTTACGAATACCTGTGTAATCTTTATTAGAGTCTAACACTACAGCCTTAGATGCAATAGCAGTACCAACTGCAGTACTTCCTAAGTCTAGTGCGTTAAGTTCCCCCACGACTGCTGTGACGCCATCTAGTGTATTAAGCTCTGCAGCAGTGGCAGTAACACCGTCTAGTATATTTAATTCTGCAGCTGTTGAAGTTACCCCATCAAGTATGTTTAACTCTGCAGTCGTGGATGTAACGCCATCCATAATGTTAAGTTCAGAAGTAGTAGCAGTTACTCCATCCATGATGTTTAGTTCTGCTGCTGAAGCAGTTACTACTGTACCACCAAGAGCAAGTCCATTTGTTCCATCGTGAGAGGCTATGTTAAAATCATAAGAGCCATCAGCAAATGTAGTGTTACCAGTAATAGTAATTGTGCTACCGTCTGCACTAATACTGTCTAACGCTATATCTCCTACATTGGTAATGTTTGCGTCACCAAAAGATGTAGCAGCTAACGTAGTTGCACCTGCAACTGTAAGAGTACCCCCAATAGAAGTGTTACCACTTGTATCCGCAACGGTAAACTTATCTGTATCCATGACAAGACCACCATTTAGTGTTGTAGCTCCTGTCACTACAAGAGTACCTGCCACCGTACCATTTGCATCAACAGCAAGGGTATCTATATTAGCTGTACCGTCTATGTATAAATTACGCCACTCAGAACCTGTAGCACCCAAGTCATGTGTATCATCAGCAGAAGGAGTAAGAGCAGAAGCAACATCAGCAGTTATTGTAACTGTATCTGTAGCTGCATTACCAAGTGTAGTGTTTCCATTTACAGAAAGATTACCTGTTACTGTAGCGTTCTCATCCACTTGAAGTGTATCTACCGTAGCTGTACCATCTAGATATAAATCTTTAAACTCTACAGAACTTGTGCCCAAGTCTATATCATTATCTGTTACAGGTACAATTACACCGTCTTGAAACCTAAGCTGCTCTACTGCTGAGGAAGAAACTTCAACAAACACACCATGCCTATTGTTGCTAGTATCTACTGCTATTTTATTTAAAGCATCAGTGTCAGCTATGAGAGGTACGTATGCACCTTCAGTTGAACTACCGTCATGTTTATGCCCACCTGACAAAGCAAACGCATCTCGTATTGCGTTATACTCTGCATTTACTGGTGCAGCTTTAATAACCTCATTAGGTTGTATTGTTGATGAGGATTGTCTTGAATAACCTGCCATTTTATAACCTATCTCCTACCCCAAATGTAATTACGAAACCTTGTATACTGTGTGAAGGTTTTGTGTCATTTGTAACATATCTTATTGAAATTGATTTTCCTGATCCTGACACATTTGTTCTTCGTATAGGCGCAGGACTACCATCGTAAACAGCACCACTAGTAGCATCAGCAGCAGCATACGCAGCCTCATTATAATAAGCTGCAGCATTCGTATTACTTATTGTAAAGTCATTTGGGTTTAATACATTTACATCTTCGTAATCATACACTGCTGACATTAATATTTCATTATCGCCTTCAGAGCGTAAATAAGTTGCTATAGTATAAAATATTTTACGTTGCTCTGGGTCTTGCATATACAAGTAAGGAGTTTGGAAAGCACTAAATATATCGCTTCCTCCAAAGCTGTTACCTTTTTCTTGTCTATAAACTTTACCTGTACTATCTCCATGTAATACAAATTCGTTTTGTCCTATGTAACCACTGTCTGCACAGGTAGCTGTGATACCTAATAATTGCCCATATTCAAACTGTAAACCATTAGGTGTTTGTCTAAATCCACCTATAACACCTTGAGTGTCTGCAGCAGCAAAGAAGTATCTGAACTGAGTTTTACCTCTAATAACAACAGCATTTAAACCATCTAAATCAATATCAAAAACAACATCTGTAAATACTGACTGAATGTCTTTTGATACAGTCTCTAGATTTACATCGCCAATTTTGTCTGTGCCTGAAACTGGGCGTAGACCATCCTGAGATAAGAATAATAAGTCACCACCTATCTCTATAACACTGTCTGTAGCTAAACACCCAAGATTATCTGTAACAGATTCTAATACGAAATTAGAAATATTATTACCAACAAGCTTACGAATGTTGTTACTGCCAAAAATATACAAAGCATCACGAAACGTCTTTATGGCTACTATAGGAAAGCCTACATTTATTACACCGGAACCATTAGCTGCGCTAAAATCTGTTTCTGCTAAAGGAGCACTAAAATATAAGTTAGTATCTTCATTAGGGTCTGCTGCTAGAAACATATGGTTTTGAAATACAGCAGATACTTTGGGGTCATCAGGAGCGTTGGCGTGTGTTATTTGAGTATATGTTGATCCATCATATGTAGCAGCAGGGTTTACACCATCAGTTAAAATAACTTTAGGGCTACCAAAGTTAAACTTTGTAAATCTAACTTTAGTAACTCCCGACATTGTAGGAGAACCTGAAGTAGATACAGCAGTCCAAGATGAGCCAGAAGTACTCCAATGATGTAAATAATTATTACCACTAGAGGGAGTACGGCAAGCTAGTATACCATCATTAATACCATTAGCTACGCAGACCCCAAGAACATTTCCTGTACCTGTTACTGTCCCATAGTCATTACTAAATCCGTTTATCTTACGATAACCACCAGTAACAGATGGCTCATAGTTTGTAAGCTTTATAGCAGAGCCAGGTGCAGTTTCACCTTGGGATAAAACATCTCTACTAGTGTTTAGCCCACCCTGACAGAATATCTTAAACGAGGCTAGATTATCTGCCATTGTTAAATAAATCTCCCAAACGTACTTGTGTTGGATCTTGTTATTACTGTGGATCTTACAATAAGAGGATCATCAACTAGCACTCTACGCATCTGCTTTATGCCATCATCAAAGTTGTTTTGATGCATAGCAGCACTTTGTTCGTTGCTACGAAAGCGCATCATAAACATCATAGCGCCATCAATAACAACGTGGTTAAACCTATCAGGTATAACTGAAGTATCATTAAAGTTAGTTAAGTCACTGGGGAAAGACCAGTAGATGTACTCTACTTGGTAGGCTGCATCAGGTACAGGAGTTACACCAAACTTTTCTTCTAGTGTTTGGTATACGTATATTGGAGCACCATCTCCATCTGTTTGATCACCTGTGTCATCAATATTTCTGTGGTTTTGAATATAGTCATCATAGCTGATTGGCTTTAATCTCACAGGGGCATTATCTTTAGAAGTTAACTTTTTAAGATAAAATGTATCCCAATCTGTGCTTGAGTAATCAGTAGGAAAACTATATTGTCTAGTACCTGCAGTAAGTGTTTGTGTTTCTGTTGTTTTTAAAAAAGGAAACTCTTGTCCAGTTTGAACAATGAGTCTAATACTATTATTGATTGCATCTTTTGCTAAAGCTTGTACATTACGTACAGTTGTAAAACCATCACCTGCAGTGTCTAGAGTAACTTCATTTAATCTACGTAATAGTTCATTAACAAGTGTAAGATATGTAGTAGCCATATTGATGCCCTTTAGATGTACGTAGAGGGGCTAGTTTCCTAGCCCCCCACTTTTAGGTTATGTTACGCAAGTAGATCTCTATCTACTTCATCAGGAGCACGTCCTCCTCTAGCACCTGTGTCAATGCAACATGCAAGAACACGTAAGATACCAGAAGTAACATCTGCAGAACCTGCAATCAACTTAACGTCAATTGTATCTGTAGTTGTTACGTGTGCTGTAAACGTATCTGCTGCTGCTGTATTCACGACCATAGACTGACCGTTTGTACCTTGAGCTAGAAAGCCAGTAGAAGAAACGTCACCACCATCAACGATGTCATCACCTGCTGCGAAATCAATATCCACAGTTGGTGAAGAACCATTAAAAGCAGTTTCAACTTCAGCACCTGCAAACAATACTAATGTATTAGCAGGAATTTCTAGAAGTTGAAAGATGTCTCCATCTGCGCATGAGTACCCTGCTGCAACCAACTTAGCAATGTCAAGACGTGCTTCACGCATGTACATTCCCATTGCTTGATGGCGAGAGGTAGCTGTTGCACTGCTGTCTGAATTAACACCAACAGTGGACTTTGAAGTCATGTCATAAGTAGCCATTATTCAATCCCCCCTTACGCTGCGTTGTACTTGGCAGTAACGATTGCTTCTGGACGAAGAATCTTCCTACCATATAGGTGCATACCCCGAACAATGTCCGAAAAGCTATCTGGATCACGATAAGTTTCAACTTTGTTGATTTGCTCTGCAGTTGCTACTGAAGAGTCGTGACCTGCTACGATTACACCATAGTTACTGTTTTGGTTAGCCGAACCTGTGGTTCCTGGTCCTGTGCCAATTGAAGGAAGATTTGATGAAGTATACATACGGAAACCGTGGATGTTATTCAATACCAAACCATTCTGTAGTCCTGCTCCACCGAAGTCAGCATTTAACATGCGTGAGTCTTCGTCTTTGAGTAGTTCTACAAACACAGGGTCAACAACTAACCATCTGCCTCTTGTATCAACTTGTTGTTGATCTAAAAGACGCCCCATACGAGCAATAACTTGTAATGGGGTTGCTGTTGCAGTATCGGCAGCAGTTGCGCCACCTAGACGTGGTTTCAATGGAATTGAGTGATCATCAGCAGATGATGTAGTAATGTTTCCAAAGGAACCCTTCTTTAACTTCATAGAAGAAAGAAGTTCGTCTGAACCTGCAGTTGATACAGCTTTAGTGCCGTTTACCACGTCATTAGCTGTACCTGCATTTGCGTGTAACGCAGACTGTTTAAAACCTGAAAGATAGCCTAGAACTTCTTGGTCCATCTGATCAGCAAGTCTGTATGCTGCACGATCTGTTGCAAGTTGCATAAAATCTACATGACTATGAGCTTCTTCAATATCGTCCATCTTAAAAGCAAAGTAGTTAGCTTTATCAACAGTCAATTGAAACTCTTCGTCATCAAGATCTTGTGCTGAGATTTGTGTACCGCGAGAATATGAGGAAACAGAAATTTCTGGCTCCTTGATAATTTTCACTGTATCACCTTGGTTTGCGATCTCCCCAAAATAATCAGAGTTTGTGATCGCATTAGCTACGGCACTCTTGCGGAACGCAAGTTGTACCTGCTTGGAATAGATTATTGGCGAAAAGTTACCATTAGGTAAATTGCCATAACCTGCTGCGGTTGCGAAAGCCATTATGTTTCTCCTTATATAGATATGGCTATGTTAAAATGTACACGTCATATCCACCAAAGAGGCCGTTCATATTAGGGTAGTCAGTGTTGCTAATCAGTTGGCCTACTTCATAGCTACTGGGCCTATATGTCTGGGTAGTTCTTATTGTGGCTTAGTGTTAGTCACACGATAGAGTAACATTTAAGTCACTCTTATCATGTTAGTAGTTATACTTACGAATTTATTATTGTCAAGTAATTATTTAGACATATCGTAAATAAACTTTCCACTACGAATAGCTTCCATGATCTCATCAGATCGTTTCTCATATTCTCTAGTGGACATCTTATTAACCTGAGACTCACGAAGATATGTATTACTCTCTTCAGTTTCAGGTGTGTTACGTACACGAGCCTTAACAGCCTTAGCTGCGTCTTTATTCTCTGTGTTACGTTTCTTTGTAGTGATACCTTTGTCTGCTTTGTACAAGTCTATTACTCTAGACACAGACTTGGCATCATCAACATTCTCATATAGTGCATCTTGTACCCATTTAGGCTGTTCTTTAGCCCATTCATGGAAAGTATCATCTGCACGAATAGCTTCAAAGTCAGAGTGCATACTTAGTAATTCAGCTTCAGCTTTCTCACGTTTAGCATTTACACGTAACTCTTCTACTTCTTTTAAACGCTTATCTATATCTGATGAACGCTCTTGGGCTTTCTTATCTGCTATAGCTTCTACTATTCCTGCTACATCAGGGTACTTCTTAGCCCAAGCTTCTATCTCTTTGTCTGACTTAGGTAGTACAAGCTCATTTTTAGCGGCTGAGTCTAGCTGATTTTTTAGTTTTTCTATTTGTGCCTTATGCTCTTCCGCTTTATCTTGCATGTGGCGTTGGATGTCAGCATAGCGTTGCTTAAACGTTTTCTCTTCTGCGCTTAAGTCATCGTCTGCAGCTTCTTCTTGTGCTTCAGCTTTTGGTTCTTCTTTTTGTTCTGAATCACTCTCTGCCTGAACTTTGGTGTCCTCAACAGTTTCGCTACTGGGTTCTTCTTCCTGTCCTGAGTCACCTGTGTGTTCCTCTAAGAGTTGCTTTAGCTCTTCTTCATCACGTTTAGCACGTTCTGCATTTCTACGATGTGCTGCAGAGTCTATTACTATAGGCTTTGCTTCTTCCGTTGCTGCTGCTGTTTGTTCTACCATTTTGTTTTCTCCTTATGTTGGGGCCAGTCGTAACCGGGTATCCTTATAGTTATATGGAATTTAGTTTTATTATATTGCTTCTTGGTCTATTGTTGATGGAGCTATTTCTCTTGAAGCCTTATCTTCTGCAACCTCAGCCTTTTTTAATTCTGTAAACTTTTTACTTGCTGCTGATTGGGCTAGTATAGCTTTATGTCTTGCTAGATGATCATTACCTGCAGCCTTGACTGCGTTTGTTGCTTTTATCCAATCACTCTGTGCTTCTGCAGAACTGCTAGGTGAGTATGTTGAGACACCACTATCTTTATCATTTGAGTTTCCGCTAATATCTCC